CATCTGCATCTTTATCCATTGTAAAGTGAGCATGGTTATGGAGCATCCCAATCATAATCAATACCCCAATAGATATCACATTAAAATGTGTAGCAGGATGATTGACGATCCGTATAAAATAATCTTTCATAAAAAAAGGGGATGCCGTCGCACCCCCAGTATAACATCTAGATGTTTACGTGTCTGACTAAAAGATCAGAAGTTGTACTTAACGCCCAACTTAGCTCCGTATCCACGGTCAAGATCTTCGTCGCCTGAACCTACGAAGGAAACTTCACCATATGCACCGAGGTTGTCGGTCAAACCAAGACCCAGACCTGCCTTACCAGAAGGAACGGTGTCGCTATCACCACCATCAGGAGTCAGCACGGTAGCGCCACCCTGAACGTAGTAAGAACCAGCTTCGCCAAGAGCACCTTCGTAGCCTACGTGAACGTCTGTTCCAGCGCCATTGTACTCCGATCCAGTCCAACCAGCATTGGTTTCTACGTTGACGTAGGGACCTGCAAGGGCAGCGCCAGCGGATGCGAACAGAGCAGCAGTTGCTGCGAATACAGATTTAATCATTTGAATTACCTTTAGTTACTTGCGGAATGAATACCCGCAGATGAATAGGGACTCGACGTGCCCCGTTATTAAGTATACCCTTTGTTATATTATGACAAAAGGTTAAGTATTTATACTACCTGAACTTTAAATGTTTGTCAAGTAGTGTGGATAACCCTACCGATGTTGAGAAGGATCACTTACTTTACCCAGATAAGGATCGAAGTCAGTAATAGTCTTAACTTCCATTGTTGCCCCCATCTGTGTCCACCAATTCATTATACCATCAAAGTTCTGTTTATGGAAGACATCGACATGTTCTGGATGAATGGATGATCCCAACTGAAGTCTATACAGCAGTAATGGGATGGAATAAGTATTCCCCGAATTGTAAATGAGATCATCTGCAACTGGACGGGGTTTGACACCATTATCTAAACGATACTTATCTGGACCTTTGACATGATGCTTAATTAACTTCTCAGCATGATGCCTGGTAATCATATAACAAGCAGTAGAGAAGTCATTTACAAACCTGCGATGCAATTTAATATGCACATCACCTGTTTGAATAATTGCAACTTGTACAACATCCCAATCATATGGGAGGTTTGCGACAAAATCACTCCAAGAGAAGTTCCAAAAATGAACAGTATCTAAGTTACAATCATCTTCCATAATTATAGCATAAGGACTATCGGAAGTGTCATACCAATGTTTAATCGCCTTCAAGTGTGAAGTGATACAACCAACTTCCCCAGAAGACATCATATCAGGATAGCGACCTTTAAGAATGCCACTCAAATCATCTTCACGTCCATCATATGCAGAAATACGATGATAGTCAGTTACATTCCAATGAGCAAACTGCTCTTCCATATAACCTTTACGATTTTCATCGGCATCCATATTCAAATAATAAACTGGACCAAAGTTTTTCAGTTTATATGCGGACTTGTTTTTATCTACAACAGCACTATCCATGACGTTCAATTACCTTCTCTACACTAGGGATATAGTTATTACGTAAAACTTCTTTCCACTCAAACTTCTTAGCGTATTCAATAATTTCATCTCTATTATTAATAGAATATTCTCGATTCTTAATTATTGCATCTTCAACAAATTCAAGATCGTTGATTTTATTTTCAGGTATTACTGTAATAAATTCCCTATCAAGATCCAAATTTGCTTTGCCCCATTCACATACAACAACACCCAATCCAGCAGCAAGTGCTTCCATACAAACAAGTGGATGTGCTTCACCATCAGATAGAAGAACAAGATTGCCGTAGTCAGTTAACTCGTTATATAAAGTCTCCTTATCCCACTCCCCGAGATAATTTTTATTAGTATCAAACCTATTGTCTGCAAGATTACCAGCAAACCAAAGACTATCAATTCCTTGGAATAGATGTTGACGTTTACGATAGTCAATTTTTGCAAGGTAGATACTACGATCCGAATGTAGAGGATCTTTTGAAACTCTGAATCGATCAATGTTTACACCATTAGGTGTTACAAAAGTATTTTCTTTAGGAATATCAAACATGATATTATAAACCTTTTGAATTCCTTCAGACAAACAGAAGACGTTAGGTTTAATCTTTTGAAATTCTGCAGAAACACTGGCATATCCACCAAACATTTCCTTACGCTCTAGGTATCCAAAGTGACTTGTGATAGCACTAGGATACTGAATATAAGGCATTATCGGAATAAACTCGTCATAATGCACATGTACAAAATCAGGGACAAAGGCATTAATACCATTAATAATCTGCCTAGAGTCTTTGGTATTGATGATGTAAACTTCATGCCCAAGTTCCTCAAGGGCATTCTTTGTGTCCCAAACAAGAATCTCTACTGCACCCCAACCTGTTGGGGGAATAGGCATAATACCAGGACCAACTAATACAATTTTCATTTTAACTTTTCTGGATAATCTGTACAAACACCATAACAGTTAGTAACCTTCAGAGAATCCCATTTGGGATTATTCCACTCTGGCATTACAACAATACTTCTACTTGTATATGGTTTACCTGGATAACTCCAGATAAATTGTTTACTGGTTAGGGTAAAGTCATCTTCCTGATGCCAGAAGTAATTATATCCACTAGTGCCATCAGAAAAAGCAAACATAGTAGTAATATCTTTACAATGAATCCAAAGATGTTGTGCTCTTGCCGCTAACCACCACCAAGTTACCGCATGTTGAGGATCATCATGTCCCAACCACAGACGTTCTGTTTTGGGATCATATCTAATATCAACTTCAACATCATATCCCTGTTCGATACATTTGTCAATTTGATCTGGACTATTCTCAGTAGAAGAATCTGGACCATTGATATTGGCACGATGTGCAATTAATTTCATTTTAACCTCTAATACAAGCAGCATCCATAGGACAAGGAGCAAGATCCGACTGACTAAACCTACGCAAAAACGCACCCATTTTAAATGCTTCTGGAGAAGGTTCCCAAATTCCCTCACAGACATCATCAATATCATCAAAGGCATTTAGTGCCCATGTGAGATACTTTGGACCAAAGAACTGAATAGTATCAGGGAATCTGGGGTGATGTCCAGGGAGATAGAACTTATACTTGTCACAAGTATTGAGATCAGGGAATCTCATCAGGACAGTATCATACCTAGCAAGGACAATAAAGTCGTAACTGGTATTAGTCTCTTCCGCGTAAGACTTTACAATATTAGCAACTGACTTAATAGAAAACAACTGGGACATCACATTACTATAGTTCTTGTGATTCCAGTGTGGACCATCAGGATGCTTACCAGTGAATCTCTCATCAACGTACTTAAGTGCGTTAGGAGGCAATTCAAAAGTTCTTGGATCTTCTATACCCATAATGATTGGGGCATAGTTATCAGCAATAATTTTAGGAGCATCCTTTGAAATAGGACACTTTGCAATCTTTGACCAAGAAGAGTACTCATACTCTCCTTCTGTCTCTTCTTTCCACCACATATGCCCAAAGACATCGGTGTCATACCTATCAAGAATTACTTGTTTGTAGGTATCAATAATTTGCTGATTATCAACAAATCTAGGTTGACCAAAAAACGCTAGTGCTACTTTCATCAAACTTCACCCTCGTAATGCTCCAAGAAATAATTCAGATCTTCGGGAGTTCCAATACCCCACATACCAGACTTATCGATCTCTTTGATGCGAATTTTTTTGCCATCACCAATTGCTTCGTTAAAGACTGGACAAACATAATATTCATTATTGACCCGAACATCTTTCTCGATCATCTGCTCAGCATACTTAACATAATCAGATCCTCTCTTCCAGTAGTAGATACCAACAGTGGCATGTTCTGAGATTGGTTTCTTCTCGGCAACTTCAGCAACGTATCCATCATCTCCCAACTTGGCATAAGACCACTTAGGATGAGTTGCTGGGAAGGTAACAATACCACCATCTACCTCACCATTCTGGAAGGCATAAAGAGTCTCATTAGAATCCCACTCAACAAACTGGTCAGAGTTTGCCATTACTAACGGTTCGTCGTTGTCGATGAATTGTTTCGCAAGTAAAGTGGTACAAGCTGCACCTTCTGTGATGCCTTCGACCTGTACAATATTGCACCCAGGAGCAATAAGAGGAAGCAGGTAATTGAGATTATACTTATCATAGTGTTCCTTTTGTACAATGAATGTATAGTTTGCTTTAATATTGAGATTCTCAGTGACCACTTGGATCATTGGTTTTCCTTTAACTTCAATAAGAGGTTTAGGGAAGGTGTATCCTTGACTAGCAAATCTACTACCAGCACCTGCCATAGGAATTAATACATTCATCGTCTTACTCTCCCATGCAACTTTTTTCTTAGTGCCATTTAAAATCTTTTTAATTCGGTCAATCTTACTTTGATTGAGATCTTTGCGATCTTCTACGGGAACAAGGTGACACTTACTATCTAATGCACCTTGACGACCAATATGACTATCCTCAATAATAACAGTATTGTTTGGAATAGCACCAAGTGCGGTCATGCACTTCCAATACATTGCTGGAAATGGTTTATTGCGTACAACGTCTTCATTAGACACGTACATATCTACAAACTCAAGCAATCCCAAACGCAAGAGAATAATCTTCACAGTATTGCGAATGCTATTAGAGGCAACTGCAATCTTATAACCAGAATCTACCAACTGTTGGAAGTAACCCATCAATTCATAGTCTTTAGCAACACACTCATTAAAGATCTTAAGAGTTGCTTCCTGCTTGTCTTTCCAGATAGTATCATATTGATCTACAGGAAGACCTTTATTCTTCGTAAGAAGTTCCAGTTTTGCTTTAGTAGGAAGACCATCGTAGATACTGACATGATCTCCCCTACTGATTGCATATTCTGAACCAAGTGCTTGATTCAGAGCATCGTAATGATAATCCTTACTGTCGATAAGGACTCCATCCAAATCAAATATAACAAGTTTAGTTGTCATTATTTTTTGTCTCTCCAAAGAACATAGTGCCAGGGATTTTTAGTGATGGGAAGTTTGTGTCTCTTTTGAGCATTGAATCCAATAAGACACTCAGGGTTAATCTCTGCACCCATCTCACAAATTTCAACGAAGTTTTCAAATACGTCGAGATATTTATCCATTAGTTCAGAGGACCCAAATGCAAAGTGGTCATTAATACCATGATCTACATGCGCCCATTCATTAAGGACATTTACGGTATTTAAATCGTAATTGTCAAGTGACCCAATTGGTGTATTAAAGTATTCATCAGTTCGTAATCGAACAACGCAATCATACTTAAAACCATTTTCTTCCTCGTATTTTTTCTTGAGGTTATTTGCTTCACTCAAACTGTAAAACATAGAAATAATGTTATTCACAGGATGAGGGAATCTAGGATCAGGATGAATATCTTCAGCATCAAACTGTTTGGGTTCTTCAAAGACCAGACCCTTAGGTTGCCACTTATCGACCATAAAGTCTTTAAGATCTGCTTCCCAACGTCCACGATCTTTATATTGATCCCAAAAGTATGATCCTACCCATTCTTCATCATACCATATATGTGCAAATACATCGATCTCTGCGTCAGGATTTGCATCCCAAATCATAGACTGATGATTCTCAAAACATTCTTTCAGGTGTCTTGGTTGACCTGAATAGATCAAAGCTACCTTAGACATGATACTTACTATTATCTTTTGCTAGATGGACAATTTTTGCATCGAATGTACATGCCTGCTCAAATAATTCTGGGAAGGCAAGAGAGGGAGAAGCAACAAATACTTCATCTCGATGTTCAACATAAAACTTATTCAAATGACTCTCATCATGCCAGGTTGCAATGATGTTGTTTGACTCATCTTCATCAGTTCTACTATCAAGTTCTTCAATCATCTCCATGACATATGGCATTTTACCACCCCACAGACAACCCTGCACGTAAATAGACAGATCATCATCTTCTGCTACACATGCCCTGGAGAGAGGAGTAACATCAAATGCTCCAGGAATATTATCGTGTGGAGGGAAGTTTAAGTAATCACATGGATGATGAACACCAATGTACTTCTTAGTATCATCAAACAGATCTTCTGGATTTACGGTATCAACCACACGCATATCAGCGTCAAGGAAGAGTAACCAATCACAATCCTTAATATCTTCAAAGCATCTACGAATCATCTTGAAGCGATACAAAGTAATGTATGGCCATTCCAGATGCTCTTGCTTATAGACGACAGCGTTATCAGGTGCTTCAGGAATTTCACCATCAGTAAAGATGGCATACTTCTTCTCAACTCCAGGAAGAAGAAACTTTTCACAACTCTCATACCAAGTTGGCAGGAAGTTTAGATACTTCTCGGTGCCAATAAAAATTACAGCAACTTTCATCAGATAATAATCCATCCTTCACAATAAAGATCAGTTGTATCCAGATGCTTATTATCTGGACCAAACCATTTGCTAGGAGCGATAACCTTTTCGCTCTTCGCTAACCATGCACCCCACCAAGAGAATGATGAGTTTGCAATAATATGTGCGTTACAAAGACTCATTAAACACATATCAACATAATTTATATTACCTTCAGCAACTAAGAATCGATCGTCGTCAAACAGACTCTGCTCTTTACACCAGTCTGGATCATCACTAAAGACAACAACATTTCTATCCCCATCAAAATGAGTCAATGCTTCCTCATAATAATCAAGACCAAGATTATTATGATTGTGTGACAATGTTAAATAATCTGTTCTTCTAATGTGTAAAGAAACTGGATTCTCAAAGGAATTGATCATAGACCTACTAGGTCTAAGGAACTGAGGTTTGAAGGTAAAATCTTCACGAATAGTATCTTCAATATCTTTAAAGTACTTTTCAGATTGCAAGTACCCCCTAACGTCTACCCACTTGGGGCAGTTGTTATAGAGATCATCATCAAATCCAAAAGTCTTTTCATTTACAACTGGTCTTTCACCATCAGTATATTGAACATTTAAATTTTGAACTGTGCTCATATTAAAAGGATAGAAGAGTTGGTGATCTTTCCATTCATCCAGTTTGTCGTAAGATTCTGCTGGAGGAGGCATCATCCAAACATGTCCATTTTTAGCAGCAATCCCACGAAGAGATGCATACTGAAACATTTGATTGCCAAGTCTACCTAGTTGCCCTAACGCATTAAATCCGATCATAATTCTCTTTAAACCATTCGTAAGTTTTAGTCAATCCCTCTACAATATCAACTTTAGGTTTCCACCCAAGATCAAGTAGTTTATCTACATTCATAACCTTCCTAGGGGTTCCATTTGGTTTGGAAGTATCCCAATAAATTTCACCACTATATCCAATAACCTCAGCAATAACTTGTGTCAACTCTTTAATTGAGATGTCATATCCAGTGCCAATGTTAATGATTTCAGAATCACTATAATTCTGCATACAAGCATAGCACGCTTCTGCCATATCATCAATGTAAAGGAACTCTCTCAAAGGAGATCCATCACCCCAACACCAGAACTGTTCATCACCATTTAGTTTTGCTTCATGCATCCTACGCATAATTCCAGGAATAACATGACTCGACAGAGGATCAAAGTTATCTCCAACACCATACAGATTAGTTGGTTGAAGAGAGATAGCATCAAACCCATGTTGATGACGATATGCTTGACACATCTTGATGCCAGCAATCTTTGCAACGGCATACGCATCATTAGTGGGTTCTAATGGACCAGTCATCAACTGATCTTCCGTAATAGGAATGTTAGCGTGCTTTGGATAAATGCAAGAAGACCCAAGGAATACTAATTTTTTAGTTCCATATCCATGAGCACAATTGATGATGTTGGTTTGAATCATCAAGTTCTTGTAAATAAAATCTGCTGGTAATGTTTTGTTTGCCATAATGCCGCCAACTTTGGCAGCTGCAACAAAAACATATTCAGGTCTTACAGAACCAAAATACGATTCAGTTTGAACTTGATCTGTAAAATCAACTTGTCTACGAGTTGCTTCAATAACAAATGAGTGCCCTTTATCCTTCAGACACCTCACTATTGCTGATCCAACTAAACCGTTGGCACCAGCAACCAAAATTCTAGAATCACTGTCCATAGATACACATGTCCTCAACTAACTCATCAAACGAAATTTTTGGTTCCCAACCAAGTTGCTCTTTTGCTTTTGTTGCATCCCCTAAAAGAGACTCAACTTCTGCTGGGCGAAAGTATTTATGGTCAACTTTAATAACCTCTCTTCCAGTATTTTTATCAATCCCAACTTCATCTTGACCCTCACCTTGCCATACAATATTCATACCAAAATAATTAGCAGACTTTTCAACAAACTCTCGAACAGAGTATTGATTGCCCGTTGCAATAACATAATCTTCTGGCGAATCCTGTTGAAGCATCAACCACATTGCTTCAACATAATCTTTTGCATGACCCCAATCACGTTTTGCATTTAAATTTCCAAGAAGAAGAACATCCTGAAGTCCACAACTAATCTTAGATAATCCCATAGTAATCTTCCTAGTCACAAAGGTCTCTCCTCTACGAGGAGATTCATGATTGAATAGGATACCACTACATGCATACATTCCATATGATTCACGATAGTTTTTAATAATCCAATATCCATACAACTTTGCTACTCCATAAGGAGATCTTGGATAAAATGGTGTAGTTTCCGTTTGAGGAACCTCCTGAACCTCACCATACAATTCACTTGTAGACGCCTGATAGATACGAACTTTATCTTCCATCCCCAGAATACGAACTGCCTCAAGAATACGCAGAGTTCCTAGTCCATCAACATTACCAGTATACTCAGGCATCTCAAAAGATACTTTAACATGACTCTGAGCACCCAAATTATAAATCTCATCTGGTTGAGACTTCTGAATTACATGAATCAAATTACCAGCATCAGTAAGATCACCATAGTGAAGTTTCATCTGAGGGTGATCAAAAATGTGATCAATGCGATGGGTATTAATAAGGGATGCTCGTCGAACAATCCCATGAACCATATATCCCTTCTCGATAAGCAACTCTGCAAGATAGGAACCATCCTGCCCAGTAATGCCAGTAATAAGTGCTGTCTTCATAATTTAGATACCTATAATTAGATTATACCACAAATCCAAATAAATACTATACGATTGATTCTATGTTATGTCAAAAACAATTAGTGTGAAAAGACATGGTGATAACTATTTTTATAAAGCATCAAATGTTTTTCCAGAACATCTTCTAGATGATATAGTAAAAGAGTCCTGTAACTGGATAGACAATAATAGGAAACCATTCAACGAAGAGACATATCCACCAGAAGCATCAATAGAATGCTACAAACTATTAGAGGACCATCCCTTTTGGACATCATTCTATACCGAATTAAAAAAACATATTTTAAAATATTGTAGTGTCACAAAAAAGGACATATCTAAATTAAAGGTAGACCAATCATGGATGACTAGAGTTGCAGACAATTCAATACAAACTCCAGGTTACACATCAGTACAAACTAAATCTTCAGAATGGACAGAACACTTAAAAAAAGAAGTCTATGACAAACATACGCGAGAAGAAATAAAAAGAAGATTGTCACAGAACAATACATTTGGAAACATGCACTCTCACGAAACAAATGATATTGGATTAATATATTATGCAAAAAATCCAGATCCAAAATATGGAACAATAGTAAAACTAAGCGATACCAAAATGTTCAAAAATGATGGGGAAGAAAATAGTTTACTCATATTCAATCCCCGACTATATCATACAGCAGTTTATCCAAAGTTTGAAGATTTGGCATTAAGTCCAAGAATATCAATTGTTATGGACTGTAGCTTTACGGAAGAATCCAATCAGGAACATCAAACGGATCATTGATATACCAATCAAAAATTATATTATACTTAGGAATTTTATGCAGTTCTTTTATTGGATAGCACAATTGATGATCAAAAGAATGTCCATCAAAAATTGTCAACCTATTTGGTTTGGATAAGACCTTGATAATTGATGGGGCAGATTTACCGTTAGAGTATAGAATTTTAAGTGCATATAAATTATCATTCTCTGGTGATATTATATTATACACACAACGAATAATATGTTTATTTTGATAATAATCAATCGCTTTTGCTGGAGTATCCCCTGCCGTTAAGATGACATGTTCTTTAATACTGTCTTCAATTATCCCATTTCTAATATCATCATTTTTTATATAAGATTGGGGACTATCAACTCTCTCTCCCCAGCAAGAAAATGGAATAATATAATCAGAACTATATCCAAACTCCTCTAAAACATAAGTTTGAACTTTCTCCTTTATAGAAAGACAAAAGATATTCCAACAATTATCATCATACGGAAAGTATGCTGTAGTCGAAAGTGCTAACCCATGACAATCAATTATAGATTTGGTTATATCTATACAGTCCGTAGTATAAAGATTATGTTCGTAATGCTTTAAAGAACTCGCATGTAAAGACTCTCTAAGATCTTCATCTAAGAAGTCATCAAAAGTATCAACTCTTAAAGTTTTTTTCGTACAATTTTTTGACATAGTTAGGAGAATGTAATGGTGTTTCTTTCTTAAATAAATGTTTTGAAGAAGGACACATAGAGCATACAGATTCTGCAGTCCTAATAAAAAACTCAAAGACTTCTAAGTCAGATGAAGAAGAATCTAATGGAACATACTTTAAATATGGATCCCACTTTGAAGATAAAATATTACCATACTTTTTTTTCTGTAGGGGTAAATATGCCAAAGGAGCACACTTATATATTTTAGAGTCTTGTAAAATAAAATTCTCTTGCCCTACAGGACAATTATCCCAAGACTCTCTATAGTCGTTACTAGTTATTGGTTCCATTGAAGACCCGTATCCATTATAGGACCTCAACCAATAATCGGTTGCATCATGTATTCTATAATTTACACCAGATTTTTTTATTCTATGTATTGCATTATCAAATAATTTAATGTAATCTTGATCAAGAGAGTGTTTTGTAATTGTAAGAATACAATTAGTTTCTATTAACGCCTTATCAATTCCAGATACTTTATCAAAAAGAAGTCCGTTAGATACCAATTCAAGTTCTTGATCTTCTCCAACATCCCAAACTTCTTTTGTCATATAGATTATATCAACGATCTCTTTATTCAAGAATGGTTCTCCACCTAACATAGATAACTCCCGAGGTCTAATTCTCTTATTCCATAAGAGATACCATTCCCTGAGAGTTTGTAATGTAATATTTTCTCTATACCCATCATTAGTGTAATGCCCACAACCTTGACATGTGAAATTACAAGAATGTGTTACATGCCACTCAAGATGAGGAATCGAGAGGGGAGAAGAGTCTTTGTTCATGACCTGTACATCCAGCATACCAACCAGTAGCAATAAACTTCTCACTCATCGGTGGATTACCCCTATGAATATGAGTAAATGATCCTGGCCAAATAACCACTCGCCCCTGCTTAGGTTTAATTTTAAGTTGTTGATATAGATATTCAGTTTCTCCTCCATCATCAACATCATTAAGATAAACCATCCATGCAAGAGTTCTCAACTGATTGTTCCAGGTAGAATCTTCTGCATGAAATGCATGATACCCCTCTTTAGGATTAGTTTGCTGAAGCAAAACACAACTACTGGTGTAAGGGAATGCTTTAAGATATGGATATTTGTTAACATACTCTAAGGCACATCCATTTACCAACATCTGCAAGTAATCTGCTTCTCCAGGAGAAAAGTTATGCATCTCAACTTGTTTATCAGACAGATAATTATTACTACGAGGATGAAGATAATTACTATTGTTTAAATAAGTTACCAACCAATCACAAAAATCACTCGGTATAATATCATCCCAGACCATAATAAAGTCTTGATGCAGATATTCTTTTGACGCAATATCTTCTAAATTTTGATTATTCGACATTGTTAAGCAACTTCAACAGATTCAAGGTCAACAGAAAGTGACTCCATCAAAATATCATAATCATCAAGAGGTTCTCCAGAGAATACAATTCCAGTATTCTCATAATAGCGACGAACTTTTTTAAAAAGTTTTGGGTTCTTCACATCAAGGAAAATTTCACCAGCGGCAGCAGCACGAAGAATACTGATGTCCTTTTTAAACTTTGCAGTGATAGTCATTTGTCTGTAGTGTTGACAATTTAATTTTAATGGACTGACGAAGATTCGTCAAGTGCTTCCTGTGAGGATCGAACTCACCTTAGGCAAATTATGAGTTTGCTGCATTCACCAGATTGCTAAGGAAGCAAATAGGACTGCTGGGAGTTGAACCCAGGTCACACCGTTATAAGCAGTGGGCCTTAACCGTTAGGCGACAGTCCCTCAGGATGCATCATCATGATCCGTGTGTATCCGTATTATATCATCTTTTGCTGGCATCATCACTGCAGCATTTCCATCTTCATTAATTATTCCAATATGCTCACCGTTCTCTACCCTTTCAATCATCTCATCCCATCGATCTTGAAATTCTTGAACCGTGTAAACTTCAATACTCATCTTGAACCTCTTGAATACTTCTGTAACGAACTTTATTATCTTTATATTCTCTATACTCCCAATCAGAAGGACTCCAATGAAAATACATGTTCCTATAAAATTCACCTGGAAATGGTGTTACCCTAGCATGAGCACACAAACTTTCATATAGTAACATGTCCCCCTTCTCAAAGGTGACCTGATGATGTTTACCGTCGTGATCTACAAAATCTAATGGCCATTTACAATCAGGATACTCATCAATAAAAACTATAGCACTGATCACATGTGTATCTATATTATCTCTATGAACACACAACATACAATCTTTTTGATATGACCTAATTCCAAAAGCTTGTTGGAACCTTAGTTCTTTTCCACACCATTCCTCAGCGATCGGTTGAAGATTCTTATTCCATTCCTCAAATTTTTCTTCAGGAACAAAAGAACACAACGTAAAAGGATTATCGTTGTTTAATGCAGAAATAGACCCCTCACAAACATAGGCATCATATTGTGTCTCGTAGTAAGATTGATCACAAATTTCATTGAATCTACATTTATTATATTCTAAAAGAATATCAAATAATAACTCAGGATCAAGTTTTATTTTTTTAAATGGGGGATTAGAAAAAGTTGGCCAGGGAGTATTAATCATCGTAATTTAGGTCCATACATCCACGTAACAAGAGAGACTCTTCTACCATGCGTTACAGGAGCAACTCTATGAGGAGCTCTAGAGTCAAACACAATAATAGATCCTTTCTCCTTAGGAGATTTAACTAGATTACCATGATAATCAATAAACTCCAAATCTCCTCCTATATATTCACTTGGTTCACTAACTAAAAGACTTGCACTAAGTTTCCTAGTAAAGTTGGTGTCACTAGATGTACCATAGTCACTATGCCAAGCATAATGCCCACCCGCTTCATATACAGATACCTGAATGCTCTCCATAAAACTGCAGTCATATTCCCAATAGTGTTTATTTGCAAGTCCAATATAATGCGACATTATACTACAGACCCAGTGATGCTCTGGCCACCAATGAACTTTTGAATTTCTTACTGCATGATCATTTCGATCATCTCTATCTCCACCAACACCAGCATCCTCAAAATCAACTCTAAATTCCTCCATTTCTTTAAGTTCATCAACCATAATGTCAACTAACTTTGCAGGGATTATTTCCCTGTAATACATCACTGGTGAGTCAGCAACTCTATGTGATTCTTGATCAATTGGTTCGGGAGGAGTATATGCAGATACGTACATTTTTACTTAGCAAAATCGGGGTGACAGGATTTGAACCTGCGGCCTCACGCTCCCAAAGCGCGTGCTCTACCAAGCTGAGCTACACCCCGCAGATCAATTATATTATATCAAAAATTTATCAATAGGTCAATACTTCATCTCTAATATAAGATACGATCAATACTCCTCTACGATTATCAGATTTGTTGTAAGCATAATGTTCAGATAACTTCTCATCAAACATATTAAGATCAGCGTTATTCAGAATTCTTTTTTCATTATTAACCACTAACCCACACTCACCATCTGATGGTATATCAATACTAAAATGATATTTAATTACACTAGAATCTTTATAGTTCTCATCAATCCTTTGATCACCATCACTATGAGGTTCTAACTCTACACCAGGTTCCAATATAGAGAACACTGCTAAGACAGGGAGAACTGGTTGACTGAGAAGAAGATTTGTAGTAAAGCACTCCCTACATTGTTTGGGAGTTCGTCCAATAATCTTGCGATTAAAAACGAGGGGGGAAATCTTCCAAGGACTTTCTTCAGTCAATGTTAGATCAAATCCTAAAAAATCATCATCAGGATTTGCAGTCATATCATAGGTGTGAGAATAATCAATAAAAAAATCATAATTACGATTCTTTATGTAATCCTCTCTAATCTTTCCATAATTGTCGGTAAAAATTTTTGGATCAATTAGACTAATTTTGTCATCAACAAACATAGATATTAAAAAATTTTCAAATTTATTTAGGTGCCATCTATTACAATGAAATTTTAAGCCAAGGTAACAGTGGTGGTATTACTCCAATGAGTCGAAGTAAACCCTCAGCAAAAAGTGCGAGAACAACCCAACCAACACACATAGAGATAATTGAAGCGTTACGATTATGCTTTCGTATTGCATCGTCAATCATCTCCTGTGCTTGTTCTTTGGTTATATAATCTGGTCGTTTATTGAATAACATTATATTTCTTTGTCTAGAACCTCAAGTGTTTTTAATCTATCTTCCCAAGTAACTCCACCTTCTACTCCTTTCATAGGATTGATGCAAGTTTGGTCTCCATACTTATTACACACTAAACCTGCGAGGTTTATCTCACTACCTTCATTGGCAGTTCCTCTCCAGATATGATTCCCATTAATCCAAACAGCACCACATTTTGGGCATTCTTTTCTGCTAAGCGACAGATCAGACAGCTCTTTATCGGCCATTTTTTAATTCCTTTATTAGTTTTGAGTAGTTATCAGTATCCTTAATAAGTTGTTTCCTAATTCTCGCACTCAAAATCATTATCTTAATTCTAACAATAGCATATCTCAATTGCAATTCAATATAAGTAAATAATCTTAGTGTTGATTCATATCCACCATAACATACTAAACAAATTAATAAGAATAAGGTAAAATAAAACCCAACAAGAGATGTAGGAACCTGCATTTGAATACTAATCTTAGTATGTATCAATAGGATACATAACCATTCTATGTATATGCAACATTTTTGTCAACATGTTATAATGTATGGAAGTGTTGACTTGCAATGAATTTAATCGATAATTATTTATCCAATTTGGGACATCATTACGATGAAGAATTACTAGAACCTGGCGAAAAACTTCAAATTAAAATTCCATTCGTTTTTGACGATAGGCAAATAAATTTGTGTCCATTCATTATTCCATATTATAGTAAAAAAAGTTACCTTGATATAGAATTAAAAGATTCTATACGATTAGGTTTGTCTGATGAAGATATCAATATTAGAATGCAGCATCTAATTAAAAATATTAAATACGAAAACCCAGGAAGAGTTGGTGAGATGGGGTGGGAAGCAGACTATATTACAGATCCAAATCTTTTTACACCTTCTGAACGAGGAAGAATTTTAATTTCAGGATTTAAAAAATTTCGTAAACTTATCTTAAAAGGAGAATGGTTGGGAGGAATTCATACTCAACCAGGAGATATTATTGTCTCACACCCTTTAGGAATAAAATTTGATATGGGATTCACTGATGAATCTAAACAAGAAGGATCGCATCACAGAAGTATTCTGTCCAAAAAAGTATTTAAATTTGGAGAAGTTAAAGAAGATGGTATGCAATATGCAATTATAGGAGATGACTTAGATATGCATCCTATTTAATTTCAAAGTTTATCTTACGAATCTTTCTCTTACTACGATTCTCCCGCCAGACTTTATCTTCTTGAGATATAGGATCTGG